GTAATCTGTTCCGCGAGGCTCTTGACATATTTTTCCTTCCATTGGCTTGCGCCAGTTTCTTTGGTGACGCGTTCTCCTGTTTCCGTCGAGTCGCTGATTTTGCAACCCGTAGAGTAGCCCAAAGGTTTGAAGGTGCTACTTTGGACGACACCCATAATCAGGTCAACGCCTTGTCTGTATCCACTCATAGTATTGTGTGTTTAGGTTGTCATTTTCTAATGTGTCAATAATCCACAACGCGAAGGCAAGCACTGACAGCGTCACCAGTGCCGCCACCGTAACGCCGACCAGTTCCTGTTTCAAGCGTTTCCACTTTTCCATGCCTTTTGTCTGTGTTTAATGTTTATTGAATATCTGTTTAATCAGTGTGTAAATCACAATCACGGCAAAGAGCGTCAGGGCCACCATCCATCCGGCATTGCTCCCCTTTTTCTGCACCTCCACCACCTTCTCCACCGTTTCGGTCTTGATGATGGTGTCGGTCGTATGTTCAAACACCGTGTCGTGCACGATGCGGTCACGATAATAGGTGTGCCATCGCTCAAGCACCACCGTGTCGCCGCCCTCGCGGATGAATATACTGTCATGGATGAACACCGAATCAACCGTGTGCGTCTCCTTCAGCATTGTCTCCGTCCGAGCTTCAGTCCTTTCCTTCGCCGTCGTCACGCTGTTGCTTCTGCAACTCGTCAAGCACAGGGCAATTGTCGTGATAATCGCAACTGTTAGCCTGCTTGATGGCTTTCTGTAGGTTCTTGACATCTCTTCGTAGTCCTTTGATTTCAGCCTGAAGCGGCTTCGCTATGTTCTCCTTGAACTCATCCACATACGTCTTCGACAATTCCATTTCGGCCTTCTGGTTGAGGATGTCCTGCTCCTTCACCTTCTTGCGGTGGAGCCGTCCGTCCACTACCCAGCCACAGGCCGTCAACAGGGCGATGATGCTTGGGATGATGCTGTACCACTCCGTTCTCATATCCCATACTCCTTTCTTACATCAAAGCATGGGCAGTCTTTTGCCACGCCCGGCAGGTCGCGGTGTCCGCACACATCGGCCCAAGGGAAACGCTTCTTGAAGTCCTCCACATAGGCTTTCAGTGCCGCCTTCTGCGCCACCGTGCGCGTGTCGGCTGGGTGTCCGTTGCGCTTCCCGCCAACATACACAATGTGCCGGCTCGTACCGTTGTAGCCTTTTGCCCCATTGGTGACCTCCCAGCCGTCCACAAACGCATCCTCGTTGTTTCCGACAAGGCGTTCCACCCTGCCGTCAAGATGCACCATGTCCGTATAGCCGACTTGCTTCCATCCCCTTCCGATGGGCGGGGCTGTGCAATGCCAATGCCGGATGTCGGCGGCTGTCACCTCCCGACCTTCCGGCGTGGCGGTGCAGTGGATAACAAGTCGTTCTATACGGGTCTTCATGGTTCTATCGGTTAGGTCAAACAGTTTCTATTCGTTTGCTACAGTCGCACGGCGTAGCCTACACCTGCGCTGAAGGTGGAACACAACACTCCGCCAGTCGGCACCGCGTCAATGTCGGCTTCGACGAAAATCCTTGATCGCTTGCCAATGTCGAAAGCCACCCCAGCACCTGTGTTGGCCGCAATGCCTATCTTGTATTCGGTTGAGGGATTGTAGGCCGCTCCCACCTGCACGAATACATAAAACGGTTTGAGTTTGAACACGGGGCCTGTCAATGCGGTAACGTATCGGTCGAATCCGTCTTGGGGAATCAATCCATTGACGGAAGCGGTACAACGCCATTCCCACAGGTCGTTCAGGGTTTTGCCGACTACGGCCTGGAGGCCGACATTTGAGCAGCCTTGCTGGTTGGCGTAGGTGACGGCCAGACCAGCGTCCCATCCCAAAAAAGCGTATTCCTGGACGGCGGGCATGTCAGCCTCCACCGTCTGGATAACAATCGGGGGCGCGTTGACGACTGTGGCTTCTGAGGCGTAGCCGGTTGCCGTTGCGGTCAGTGCCACAACAGAGAGCAGTGCGAGAATTCCGAAAATTCTTTTCATCTTTTTGTGTGTTTGAAGGTTAATAAAAGGGTTGATTGTTGTTAAGGCGTTGTCTGATAAATCACGGCCACGCCCTTCTTGTCGTTGCGGATGCAGCTGCCGCCGGCACGCACCAGAGCGCTTATCACTGTGCCATAATAGGTAGCATCTTTTTCGTTCTCAAACAGCTCGTGGTTGCCCATTGCGCGGCTCACGCAGTCCTCCTGCCAGGCAAGGCCGCCTGCCGATGTTGTTGCACCCGCCGATGCGTTGATTGATGAGCCGTTGGCCGACACGCGGAACACCTTCGAACGCATGTAGAAGTCGAAGCCATAGAGCTTGCCCACAATGCCAAGCTGTGCATCGGCTGATTTGAGGAAGGCCATCGCCTCGCTCTCGGTGATACTGCCCAGAAGTTGGTTGTACATGACCGCGTCAAGCAGCATGCAACGGCCCGTCTGCGGAACGTCGTCCAAGTCGAAGAGGTTCTTCACGGCCAGCACGTCGGCCTTGGTCATGGCTTGGCGGTTGCCCGTCGAAGAGGGTGTGTGGGCTGGTACGGCTGCACCAGTGGTGCCAACCTTGGCGTAGCCAGAAGGCACCCACAGTCTCGCCAAATCCAGATGCACCTTGTCCGCAATGACATCTTTCGTCTGTTTCAAGATGCTGTTGCGCTTGTTGTACGAAAGCTCAATGGCCTCCGAGTACTGGAGGTGCACGGGATCCGTCGAATACTCGTGAAGGCCGTAGGTCAGGTCGGAGTCCGTGCGTTTCACGACATCGGCAGGAAATTGGTTACGGTCTACCACGACATTGGGCGCACTTCCAGCGTTCGGTACGTGGACGGTCTTGTTTTCCACAAATTCCGAATGGTCGATGCTTCTTTTTGCAAACGTGTTGTCTGCAAATAATAGCTCAACAATATCATTGAGCCAGATTTCTTTTTGTAGTGCCATCGTCTTTAGTGTTTTTGGTGAAACTTCTCGTCGAATTTCTGCTGATAGATTTCGGGGTACTTCGTCTTCAGCTCATAGAGACGGTCGGACTTGTCAAGCTCGTCCCAACTCATCTTGCACAGGTCGCCGTCGTCCGTCCCAGCGGGCTTGGCTTCCAAAGGATTCCTTTCCGGCAGCGCGGCCAGTGCGGTCTTCGCTGCCTCATGGTCAAGCTCAAAGAGCTTCTCGAATTGCGGTCTCACAGTCGCGTCGATGCGGCCTTTCTTCACGGCATCGTCGAGCAGCGTCACCGCTTCCTGCTTTCTGGCCTCGGCCTCGGCTAACTCACGCGCCTTCTCCTTGGCCTCCAGCGTCGCTTTTTGGGCCTTCAGCGAGGCAATCTCGTCATCCTTCCTTTGGATGGCATCCACGCAGGCCTGAGGGCTTGCGTTCTCGTCCAAGCCCAATTTAAGTGCGATTTCTTTTGGCATGTTATAGTTGATTTTAGGCCCTATTGCCGTGTTCGGCAAGTCGGACAGGTTAATGACTTTGTTGTCGTCGTCGTACAGTACCACCGTCGCGTTCGCGTTCGACGGGATGTCGCAGATAGATATTTCTTTCAGGCGGCAGCGCGTCACAGTGGACACACTCTGGCCGGGTTTCAGCATCTCCGGCGCGTCGCTCCATTCTATCGCGGTGAAGCCAATTGAGCAGGCATTCAAGATACCATCCTCGTATTTCTGTTTGATTCTTACGGCAAACTCGTCTTTTTCGTCAAACACAGGTTCGCCGGTCAATACACCGTTCTCGATGCGAAGGTCTTTCCAGTACCCTATTGGGAGTTGGGTGTTGATAGTGCCGTTCCAATCGCGGTTGTGGTTCCATAGCATAATGGGGTTCTTCAGGAAGGCCGACAGGTCGATGCCGTCCGTCTTCACCCAGAAGCCGTAACTATTCAGGCTCTCGTCGTTGATTACAATGCGTTTCATCGTTCTTTCGCCGTTTTTCACGGTGCAAAAGTGCCGCCTTTCACACATACCGGCAAAAAGAGTGTACACGGTGTACACATTATTTTTTTATACGCCCGCACGTGCGGAATTTTGCCGCACCAAATTCATTTTTTCACCATGAGCAACCGAACTGAAATGGCCGCAAAAAAGGCCCAAGCCTACCGACTTTTCATGGCAGGCTATACACAAAAGGAAATCGCCGACCAATACGGTATCACCGAGGCGACCGTCTCGCGGTGGGTCAATGCTGAAGGGTGGAAAGATCGCCTTGCCGAAGAAAAAACCTCAAGCGTCGAACTTGCCAATTCGCTGATGCTGTCCGCAAAGAAAATCACGGAGGCCATCATAGCGGAAATCGGCAAGCCGGACTACAACATCGACTCCGTCACCAAACTATCGGACAATGTGGTCAAAATCATGGCCAGTGCCGAGCGCGTGGCCAACACCGTCAACCGTGCCACCGTCATCGATGTCTTCACCTCGTTTGACCGCTGGCTCCTTGAGCGTTCCAAAACCGACAAGAGCATCACGCCCGAAATCCTTGCCACCATCAACAGGCTCCATCAGGAGTACATCAACCATATCAACAATCGCAACTGATTATGGCAAACGCAGCCCGCCGTAAACAACAGGAGGCCGAATGGCAAGACCTATGCGCCCGCATACAGGCCGCAACTTCCTCGCTGGTCAACACCTCATCCGTTGACAGGGAAAAGCGTGTGGCTAAAACGAGGAAGGACTATGCCGCGTTTGTCGAGACCTATTTTCCACACCTTGCCACCAAGCCCACTGCCAAGTTCCAAAAGGAAGCCGCAAACTATGTCCTGAACGACGACCGCGCCCGTGCCGTGTTCGAGTGGGCGCGTGGTCACGCCAAATCCACACACATCTCGTTGATTGAACCCATGTGGATTTTGGCACAGAAGAATCACACTCCACTGACAATGGTTCTGGTCTCCAAATCGCAGGACGCAGCTAAGCAGCTGCTCGGCGACCTTCAGGCAGAATTGGAGTCAAACGAACTCTACAAGGCCGACTTTGGCATCGGCAAGGGAGAAGGCATCTGGAGCGATGGACGCTTCACCACCTCCGACGGTTCCATGTTCATCGCCCTTGGTCGTGGCCAATCGCCCCGTGGTATCAAAAAGTCAGGTCGCCGTGTCAATTACATTGTCATTGATGACATCGACGATGACGAACTTGTGCTGAATCCCGCCCGTGTACAAAAGGTCACCGATTGGTGCCTCTCCGCACTGTACGGAACGATGGACGCGGGCCGTGGCCGTTTTGTGTTGGTGGGCAACCGCATCGGGAAGAACTCCGTGCTCGGCAATATCGCCAAGCGTCCCGGTTTCCACCGCACTGTTGTCAATATGCTCGACAAAAACGGTAATCCCTCTTGGAAGGAAAACTTCACAAAAAAGGAGGTTGCCGAAATCCGTGCAGAAATAGGTGAACGCCTTTTCCAAAAGGAGTATATGAACAACCCCATCGAGGAGGGAACCATCTTCGAGAAAAAGGACATCCGCTACGGCAAGATGCTCCCCCTGCGCCAGTACCGCGCCATCGTCGCCTATACAGACCCGTCATGGAAATCATCAACGAAGAACGACTACAAGGGCACCGTCCTGGTCGGACTCACCAAAACCGGCAAATACCATGTGTTGCGTGCCTTCGGCGATCAGACGAAAGTGTCGGTCATGGTCGGCTGGCATTACGAGATACGCGACTATGTGGGCGACACACCTATTAAATATTATATGGAGGCCAATTTCATGCAGGACATGTTGCTTGATGAGTTCCGGCGTGTCGGTGAAGAGGTCGGTGTCCAGATACCTATAACGGGTGACAACCGCAGCAAGCCGGACAAGTTCGGGCGCATCGAGGCCATGCAGCCCTTGTTCCAGCGCGGCGACGTGATTTTCAACGAGGATTATGAAGGCGACCAAGGATTTGAGGTGCTGGAAAACCAGTTATTGGGCTTTGAGAAAGGCTCCAAAGTGCATGACGATTTGCCCGACGCGCTTGAATCAGCCATTTATAAACTAAGCAACAGAGTACGAATCAGCGACAGCCGCTATGTGGTAGGCCGTCGCAAAAATTGGAAATACTGATATGTTTATCACTGTACAAGAAATGAAAACTGTCATCTATGACCATGTCATGGACGACATATCGGAAAACGACGACGCCACAGTTGCCCAGTGCATCGAGGCCGCCGTCAGCGAAATGAAATCCTACCTCGCCAGCCGCTATGATGTGGAAAGGATATTCAGGGCCGAGGGCAACGACCGCGACCCGCTCATCCTTGAGGACACCAAGGTCATTGCGGTGTGGAACCTTATCCGGCTTTCCAATTCCGAACTCATATACGAGCAATGGCGTGAACGCTATGACCGCGTCATCGATTTTTTGAAGCAGGTCGCAGAGGGCAGCATCACACCAACCCTGCCCATCGCAACCGATGAACAAGGCAACCCTATCATCAAGTCACGTTTCGGCTCCAACCCCAAGTTCCAACATAATTACTAATCATCATGGCTATATTTGACTTATTCAGAAAGAAACAGGCTCAGGATAAAACTCAGGGGAACACATTGAGCCGCGAGGAAAAGCGAACAGTTCTCCGCGTCATTCGCCGTCAGGAGTCCATAGTCCGACGCGATATTGCATCATGGCGCACGGCCCGCCTTGAGGCCACACGCGCTGATGAACCCAAGCAACATCTCCTTCAGGTGCTTTATGACGAAGTCATGCTTGATGCCAAGATGACCTCACAGACTGGTCTTCGCATCGGCAAGTCGCAATCCGCCGATTGGTTTCTCAAGAAGGGAGACACCATAGACGAGGATGCAATGAAGGTGCTGACCGACAATGGTCTTTTCGACAAATTGGTCAAATTTATTGTCGAATCGCAGTTCTACAGCCAAAGTCTCGTCCAGTTTCTATTTGACCAAAAAGGCAACCCTGACATTGAACTGCTTCCCCGTACCAACGTGTCACCCGTCACTGGCAAATTCTATCCTGATGTCTATGGCAACGAGTGCGAACTATATCGCGACCGTCCCGACTTTGGCAAGTGGATCCTTGAGTTTTGCCCAGACCGCATCGACTTGGGCATCCTCAACAAAGCTGTTCCTTATGTATTGATGAAGAAGTTCGCCTTGTCATGCTGGAGCGAGCTTTGCGAAATCTACGGCATACCGCCCCGCGTCCTGAAGACCAACACGCAGGACACGGAAATGCTTAATCGGGCGGAAGCCATGATGAGGGAAATCGGTGCAGCCGCCTATTTCATCATCGACACCGAAGAGGAATTCGAGTTTGCCCAGGCAAGCAGCACCAATGGTGATGTCTATAAGAATTTCATTGCAACCTGCGACGAGCAAATCTCTTTGCTGAATCTCGGTGCCGTCTTGGGTCAAGATACCATCAACGGCAACCGATCCAAGGAGGAAGCCTCAACCGACCTCATGGAAATCATCGTCGAGGCCGACAAGCGCAAGATTGCCTATTACATCAACAAGGATGCCATTCCCGCGATGGAGAGCCTCGGCATTATTCCGACCGGCCTCCGCTTCGGGTTTGTCAAGGCCACCGACACGGAGAAACTTTGGGATATGGTCTATCAGGCTTTATCTTATTACGAATTCGATATTGAGTGGCTCAAGCAGACCTTCGGAATGGAGATCACCGGCCCGCGCATGAATTCGTCCGGCTCTGACGACGGCAACGGCGCACTAAAATCAGGGAACTTCAATTTTTTCGCCTGAGCCCCTTCTACGAGGGGCTGCATCGCGCCATCCGTGACCTCTACGGCACTGATTCCATCACTCTTTCAAACGACGATAAAAAGCCTTTTGAAAAGGTATCAAACGCCTTCAACGATGCCGCCAAATGGCTCCACTCGAAGAAAGCCTTCACGCCCGACATGCTCTCCGAGCCCGAACCCCTCGCGCTGATGAACGCCACCCATGATGTCTTGGCCGAGGAACTCGGACGGTTGGAGCGTAGCATCCCCGATGAAATGGCCCGCGCCCTCGACGAGAACATATTCCTCTTTTCCGGCTTCAAGACCTACCACGAAATGAATGATGCCTCGCGGCTCCTCAAGGACGAGGACGGCGGCTTCAAGTCTTTCGACCGTTTCCTTCAGGATGTTCAGGCCATTGATGCCTCCTACAACCAGAACTGGCTCTACGCCGAGTACAACTTCGCCACGGCAAGCACCCAAATGGCCGCGAAATGGGCCGATATAGAGCGAGACGGCGACGAATACGACCTGCAATACAGAACCGCCCTTGATGGCCTTGTGCGCCCCGAACACGCCGCTCTTGAGGGCATAACACTCCCGCCCTCCGACAAGTTCTGGAACGAGTACTACCCGCCCAATGGCTGGAACTGCCGATGCACCGCCGTGCAAGTGCTGAAAGACAAGTACCCGACCAGCGATTCAGACCAGGCATGCGCAGCTGGTGAACGCGCCACCACGCAGATAGGAAAGAACGGCGAGAATAAGGCCGCAATGTTCCGCTTCAATCCGGGCAAGGCCGGGAAGGTATTCCCGCCCAAGCATCCCTATTTCAAGGCACCCGCCGAGGCCAAAAAAAAGGTCAACGCGATTGTGGCTACCTTGATAACGGCACCTGAAAGCAAAAGCCCATTCCACGAATCCAGAGAATCTGTTTTGGAGTGGAGCCGTGAGAATTTGATTGGCAAATATACTTTCTCACATCCTGACTTTGGAGGAAAGGTCGCCCAATTCACAAAAGATTCTATAACTCATAATCTCGTTGGAGGCGGTGATTTGCTTGATGCCAAGATTGACGTGCTGCGTCACATTGAGAGTTATTTGAAACCTGATTTAAAGTTCGAGTACACTGACAAGATTACACACGGACCCAATCTTGGTTTTTATACAACTAAAACTAAATACAAAGGAGGCTTGGAAAAATTCAAGGAAAAGGACTTGGAACTGCAATTTGCAGTGAAATCGAGTGGAGAACTGGAATTCTACTTCATCAAGTTCCTATAAAAACAAAAGCCAAGGTTTAAGTATCCGCCTCCAGATGACGGGCTCTCCTTGACTTTCGACCGCAAAAATACAAAACTTTTGGATAATGCAACAAAAAACATAGAAAAATGCTAAAAACAGTAACACGCGCACTCTACATCGATGGAAGACCCATCGCCGAATACACGCAAGACCCAATGGCCGACAGCGAACTGGCCGACATCGAGCAAATCGCCGCTCAGATGGAACTACTTGAAAGGCCAAAAGAGGCCCAAAACCGCACCTATGTCAGCAGCAATGCCAGCAATCCGTTCCGCCCGCTCGGGAAAGGAAGGTCGAAGGCTCTCAAGTTCAAGCTCAAGCTTCTTCAAGCTGTCTCTAAGATGCTCCTCCTGAGCCACGAACCCGCCGTGAAGCGCCATGTCGTGTGCCTCTACATAGAGCATCACATGGAAACCGCCTCCCAAATATCGTCTGATGTGGCACAACCCTAACTTCTCGAAATGCTTCAGTATCGCATCCAGCACTTCGGGAGTCATTTTAAGTTCTTCCGACAGGGTGTAAATGTCAAACTCTTTTTCCAAGGTGTCGCCTTCCACCAGTTTGTACAGCACTTTGTCTTTAATTGAAGGTGTAATCATATTTGCAAACGTATTTAATTATTAAACAATCCCGCAAAACTACTGAAAAAATGGACCTCAAGAAGAAAATCCTGAAAGACCTTGCCATCGACCTTTCAGATGAGTTTGACAAAAACTTCCAGCGCAAAGCCTTTTTTACACGCAAATGGCCGCCACGAAAGCATATCAATCGTAAGGGTACGCTGCTGATGGTGACCGGCAAGCTCCGCCGATCCATTCGCTGCACCGTGGGCAACGACTCCGTTACCTGGGAAACCTCCGAGCCATACGCCGCTGTCCACAACTACGGCGGCATCGTCTATGTAAAGCCGCATCACCGTACCATCCACCGCAATGGCAAGGCCATCCGCCAGCAGGTGAAAGGGTACAGTTACAAGATGCCGCGCCGTCAGTTCATAGGTGACCACCCTGAAATGCGCAAGGTTGCCGACAATGTCATCCAGCGCAACCTTCAGCGAGCCGCCCAAGACCTCATCCGCAAACTGAAACAATAGACAAAGCCCCGACGAACTCAATCGCCGGGGCTTTGCGCTCATTGGGCGGGGTCGGGGTGCTCCGCCTTCCATATCGCGTCGCGAATCATCTTCAGGTAATACAGGTTGGCTGCCTGTCCCTTTCCCGGAATGATTTCATTGGCTTGACAGATAAGGCTGTCGGCATAGTCGAAGGCCACTTCGTCGACACACTTCGCCAGAGCCTCTGCATCAATCTCAACGGTCAGCAACTGTGTTAAGGCCGTCATATCTGGTTGCTTCCTACTCATAGTTCCCCTCCTTCCCCTGCTATTATGTTCACCAGTCTTGCCTCGTAGTGTTCCTCGGGCTTCATGCGCTTGGCCATGTAGTCGGCCAGCACCTTGGGCGAAATCTCGTCCAGCATCTCGAACAAGTCCTCCTTATTCGCCAGAATTTCAAGCTTGGCTTTTCTGTTGCCTTTGCCGACGCCGATGATGCTGAACTCGTCGACTTTCAGTTGCAGTTTCATCTCGCACCTCCTTCCTGCAGTTGCAGCATCTGGCTGCGCGACTTCAGTTTGCGGCTCCCGCTCACCAGCAGCCGCAGCCCCGTTATCGTCGTGAACCACGCCGGGTGCGTGTTGCCGAAGATGAAGATCTTCCGCACGATGTTCGGGTTGGCCTCGCGCAGGTTGTGGACGCTCTGCATCGCGTCGGTGCCCACCTGCATGGCGCGGTTGATGTCCGCCACGCTGTACCACTCCACGTCGTCGTGCTCCACCACGCGCACCGTCGTCGTGCCCAGCCATTTCGTGTCGTAAGGCTCGCAACGCAGGTCGAGATACTCGCCTTGGCGCGGGCCCATGAAGCCACCGCGCCTCCTCATCTCGTAGCGCCCCGTCTTCCTGATCGACGGCAGCACCTCCGAGGCCACCCAGTTCGTGAACTTGTCGGCCACCTCCGAACTCTGGCATCTGAAGGCCAGTTTGTACATCCCCGCCTCCGTGATGCACGTCAGTTCCTGCTCTCCTCCGGGGGTGATGAATTTCATCATCCCTTTCCATTCATCTGGAATTTGTGCCAAGGTAGCACTGCTCCATGAGATATTCAGTGCCTTGGCTACATCCTTGGCCGCAAACCAAGGCTCACCTTCCACCGTCTTCACGCGGATGGCCGTGTCGGTCGCGTTGAAGGTGAAGGTCTCCATTGCGGTCTCTCCCGCCGTCGAATTCTTACTATAGTTCATTTCATAAGAATTTGTGATAAAAAGAAGCCCGCCGTAGGTGTGAACTACACTTTACGACGGGCGTATGAGCAGGCTGCGGTTTCCCAACAGCACCACCGTAGCGGGCTTCCGTTTATCGGTTCAAATAAAAAAGTCGTGTTATTTTGCCCCGATTGTAAAATGTAGTTCGGCGGCAAAAATACGTCTTTTTTCAGAAATCAAAGAACTTTTTTTGTTTTTTGTTCCCGCCGCCCCCGGGCGCCCCTCCTCGGAGGAGGGGCTGGGGGAGGAGGTCGGGCCATTGCATGGCCCTTGCAGTGGCTGCGCCATGTTGCACATCATTGCACATCCAAAAGCACTTGAGCAGAAGCGCAAGAGGAGTTGTTCGTGCTGCCTGCCGTGTTGTTCGCATTCAGATACCGCGCCGACAGATTCGTGTGGCTGGCGCTGTTGCCGAAACGGACACCTACGCGGGTTTTCTTGCCAGCCGTGCCCCAGTAGTTGGCCATGTAGCCATAGGCGCACTCGCCAGCAGAATATCCGCCTCCCATCGAAGCGGGAACGGGGGTGTTGGCCAGACGGCGGCGCATGTAGCCGTTGCTTCTGGTGACGATGCTCCCGGCATAGCGGTATTTATCCTCGAAGCCTGAGGCAAACTTGGAGCCGATGTTGACCTCCACCGAACTTTCATTGACCCACTTTTCTTGGTCTGGCTCGATGTAGGTCTTCAGGGTGTGGCCGTAACTTCCGCTGCCCGGTGTTGTGACGCATTGGCCTACAACCTCACAGCCGCCACCCCAATACGGGCCGCCATCGCCCGACATGTCACAGCCAAGCATCAGGCCGGTGCGGACACACACCTCAAGGTCGAATGTCGTGGTCTCGGTGGCACTTGCGCTGGCATAGCCTGTGAAGGTGCCACGGACAATCTTATAGACACGGGCGTTCATGTAGCCCTCGGCCACGGTGGGCGGCGCGAAAGTCGATGTTGTCGGGTCGGCGTACCACATCGTGCAGCCGTTGAACTCAAACTTCTCACCGGCGGCAATGCCGAACTCCACGGCGAACGACAAGGCAATCTGTGCCTCCATAGTCTTGCTCAATGGGCCGTAGCCACTGAGCCAGTTGCTGGCGTTTGTGGTCGATTTCGTCTCGCCTGAGCCGTAATACATGGCCGGATTGCCGTCTAATCTGCAATAAGACCAGTTGGCCGCTCCGTCGGCCTTGTAACGGAGGCCGCCGTTGGCAAGCCACTGCGTCTCGTTGCCGCATGAGTCAACGGAACTCACACCGCTGCTGAAACGGGCGGAGTTGCAAAGCATCTTTGTCCCCATTGCGGTCTCGATGCAGCGCAGGAAGGTGTTTCGGGCATGGAAGCCGCCCTCTGCGACCGGGAACGGAGCCGTGGCGACATGGTTGTTTGCACGGGCCCTTGTCTTTGTCCCGATTTGCGAGATGTTGTTGGTGCGGTAGTGGCCATTGTTTCGGAACAATGCACTCCCTGAGGCCCCGGCATTGCCTTTGGAGTAACTGTCGGTGGCGTTGTAATTGAAGAAGAAGGAGCGCAACTTCGACACCTGGTTCTCAACGATGGATGTCACAGGGCTGGGGCAGATGCCCGTCGGCTTCAGGGCGAAAGTCTCCACATCCACGCCGTCCCACACATTCGCCTTCGCGCCAAGGATGCCGTTCCATTCCTTTCCCGATGCGCCAACGAGGTTGTCAAGCAAATATATCGTATCCTTGCGGCCAATGAAGATAGAGTATTTCGTCTCGGTCGTTTCCCAAGGCATCAGGTAGTGTGTCACCTCCACATAGGTAGTCTCCTCGTTTTCGGTCACGGCTTTGTAGAGTGTCGGGTGGGTGAGTTTCTTCACGCCGTCCACGACTTCAATCTGGCACAGTGCAAGGAACGCTTCAGGGTCGAAGGCACCGGCGGCGCAATACTGGTTCTGTCCCGCGTTGTCAGTATAGAGCGCGTTGGCCATGCACTCGTCGCGCATCGCCGTCGTGATGCCCACAACGGGTGCCCAGTTGCCGTATATGTCGCGCAGCCAGTTGCTTCTTTTCAGTTCCATAACCGGGCGTTTCTTGGTCTCGCCCTCGATGGCGGTCATGTCGACGAGGAACGGCCTCCAGTCCAAGGCCCACTCCTTGTTTCCGAACACGGCCAAGGCATCCGGGTTGTCCAGATCCGTCGGGCTGGCGGTGTTGGCGTTGCCCAGCCATGCGCCCACGCAATACAGCGGCTTTGTATATTTCAACTCGGCCAGTTCAGCCGCAGCCACGTTGAAGTCGTTAAGCAAGGCCCTCATCGAGTCCTTGAAGCCGCGCATGTAGGAAATGACAATCGTGCCGGTGGCCCATTCGCCGCCGACCACTTCCTCCGTGCCCATGTCGTTGGGCAGTTTCCCCGTCGGGTTGATGGAGTGCGTACCCGTGACAGGTGTGGCAATCTGGTAGTCCACATACAGCCCTGCAAAGGCCGTGGCAGGTGTGATTTGCTCCGCGCTCTCATATTGCAGGGTGAAGCCGTCAAGGGTCATGCCCTCGATGTCGGAACGCATCAGGCCGTCACGCATGGCCGCGTAGGTGCCAGTGGTGGGCAGACTTGCTGTGTAGCGGTATCCGCTTGTGGCTTCACCTTCGCCTTCCACCACCTCGCCTTCAATCTCGGTTTCCGTCCATGTCAGGCCGGTCAGCAGTTGGGCCGCAATGTTGCGCTCGTAGGTGCCGCCGCCTTCAGGGTAGATGACCACACGGTCGAAGATGCCGCCGTTGCCCTGCTCGATGCCGCGCAGCACGATGCAGGTCTTTCCGTTCACCGTGGCCGTCTGGAACTTGCTCGTCAAGGCACTCACGGCCACAACCAACTCGGCGGGCGACACATAGGCGGTGAACTTGTCATAGTCTTTGCTCCAAGCGATATGGGCGCAAATCCCCGAAAGGTTGGCATCACCGGCCACCTCCACCACCATATAGCCCTCGTCTGGCAGATAAAAGCGTTCCGTATGGCCCGCGAAGGTGTGTTCCGTCACGGCGGCCACCTCGCTGCCAACGGCGGGGAGCGTCTCGGAATACCACACGCCGATAATGGTGCCGTCGCCCACCTTCAGGTTGTTGCCTTCCGAATCCGTCAGCAGGTAGCCGTTGTTGGCCGCTGCCGTGCCATATTCCCCGGCCTCGCATTTCGGGCAGCGGATGATGCACAGCTTGTGGCTGCCGGAACCGATGGCACCGTTGCTCACCGCGCCGGTGATGTAGCCGCTCGTTTTTCCGGCTGCCCATGCCGACGGGTCGAGGGCGTTGGCCTTGTTCCAGCGCATGGCGTTAATCTTGAAGGCAGCCGCCTCCGTGTCGCCGCAGCCGCCTATCAGTTCAAGCAGAAGCGCGTCACGGCTGCTGTCGATGCTCTCGTCACCGGCTGTGGTTCTCACCACGAACTTGTCGGCCACCGTCACGCGGTCGTTCAGCGACACGATGTCACCGGCAACAAAATCCTCGTAGGTACCTTTGGCGTTCGCCTTTTGGTTCAAGGCAGCTGTAACGACTTTGTTCTGCACGGCGTTGGTCGAGTTTTCGCTTAATTCGCTGTCAGGTGTGGTGCCAGCGGAAGGGGTCACCCATTCTGGCTTGCCTTGTGCGTTGATCTGCAAGGTCTGGCCTGTGGTGCCGTCCTCGTCCGGGGCTTTCACAAACTCGTCCACCGACAACACCTCGCGTCCAGTGGCATTGCTTTCCTGCGACGGGCTGATTACCTTGAAGGGGTATTTGACGGCATTCACGGCGGCCACCTGCGCCAACATGCAGTTGTCCTCGGTGATGCCTATGACAACGGGCGGGTTGTTTTCGTCCACGCCTGGGTTCATGCCAGGTATTTTCTTTTCCAGGCACCAATCAGGATCCGGACGCGTCCCCTCGCCGATGATGCCTCTGAAATCGATATTCATCTCGTTAAGGATGCAACCGGCAACAGCGTATGCCGCGCAGAGGCAGCCAAGGCCTTCCTGCATGTGGACGTTGTCCGCACAAAGATTTCCCCCTATCCCAAGTCCCGCAATGGCGGGAATGACGCGCAAGCTCTGTACGGCCGTGCCTGGTGTGAGCAGTATCGCGTTTCCTGTCTCCTGCATCACCTTCTTGGCAATCTTGGCCAAGTCTTTCCATTGCGCCTTCATCAACGCATCTGTGTTGGAGGCCGCATGGGTCATCATCCAGCCGAACTTGACGGATTTCCCGATGTGCTTGCCGATGTACCTCTGCAACCCGTAAACGAAAGGCCCAACGTTTGACCAGGCGACATTGTTCGCAGCGTCTTGAAGCACTATCAAGTCCCACGGCTCGGCTGCAAGCACGTCGGCAGGCGGGATGTAAGATGACTGTGGCCCCCAAGCCCCTCCGTTGACGCTCTTTTGGAACTTGTAGCCTCTGTGCCCGTCTCCGGCAACACCATTCAAAGTCTCTTTGTATGGCTTCAAGTTGTCTGACGGATCCACCCAGAACTCGAAGTCGCCTGTGGCATAAGAACCTGTATAGCCCGTCTGAGGTATGGTAAGTGTGACCTTGTGGTTTGCGTCGGCTCCTGTGAAGTAGGCCATGTGCTGCGCAATGTTGCTCCCACCGATATATGCCGTGCCGATTACGGTCTTGAGGTTTGGCGCGATGTTTTTCAGGACGAATGGCAAATACGACACGCTGTCGATCATGTTGCTGTTGCCTATGAACAGTATCCTAAGCTTCCCGCCAGTATTATTGGCGGTTCCGCCACCGCCGCCAGGATTACATCCGTAATCCATTCCGTTCAGATTAATCGCTTCTGCCATGTCACGATAGGGTTTTGATGGTTGTCAATTCGCCAGCCGATTGGCTGACCAAGATACGCACGAATGTCCCCTCTGGCAGGATGTTTTCGTTCCACATCTGCTCGCCTTGGTTGGCCTCAAGCGCGACCTCCGAATTGGGGATGTCCTGGAATACGCGGCCATCGACTGACTGCTGTAGTTTGACGGTCTCGCCGCCTGTGATGCCGGAGAACATGGCCACTATGGTCATGTTTCTCCCTACCTTCCGTAAACCTACCGAAGTGTATCCACTGGCAAGGCTTTGGTTGATTTCCTTTACATGTAGGTTGCTCATTGTTTTGTAGTTTAGGTGTTGTTTGTTTGTTGTTCGGTTAATGGTGTGTCTTTGGTGTTGTAGTAGCGTGTCGTGTACCGCATAGCGTACACCTCCGCGCCCGGCAGGTCGTTCAGCTTGTAGAACGATGCCACCTGAAACGGCGAGTATTCCGCGCCGACGGCGGCATAGTCCTGCACAAGGTTGTGGATGTCATCGGTCAGGTCGATGGTCTCCATGCTCTTTTTCTTGGCCACCCTCGGCGCGTGTGCGCTGCTGCTGTTGGTGCGCTTGTTGGCCACGGTAAGCACTACGGTCGCCTTGACATTCTCGTCTCCGCCGTTCAGCATGCGGATCTCCACCTGCTCGATGTCAATCAGGATGCATGGCCACCCGACGGGTGGCTGCTCCATTCCAAGCTGGCCCCAGTCCTTGTCGATGTACTTCACACCTGGCAGGGCCTCGGCCAGCATGTCCTGAAGGTCTTTGATGATGGTTGATTTTTTCATAGTTAGAATAATGAAAGTTGGTTTGGATCTTCTTTTTCGGTTTCCTCCTCGTTGGGGAGCGGTGTCGCAATGTAGCGGAGCATGGTGCGGTAGCACATGGGATAAATCGGGTTCACGTACAGCTTCCACACTTGGCGGTAGCACTTCGACTGATCGCCCGGCTCGTAGTGTTCCTGCACGATGTTGCACACCAGCTTCATGCGCCTGATGTAGTTCCTATTGCTTCTTTTCTGTCCCATAAGGTTTCACCGTGATTGTGATTTCCGTGTGTTTCTCCACGCGCCCGCTGCCACAGCATACGGGACAGTCACTTTTGATGAGTGACATGATGGACTTTTTCTTGCCTGTTCCTCCGCAGTTGCGGCAAATCTCTATCTTCGTGAATTGGTATTGTCGTTCTTTTTCCATTGTGGTTATTGTTTGATGTCCTTTTTGAAATTTCCTTCGTTGTATGCCGCAAGTGCAGCAATGTTCTTCATCCTTTCCCTCAGTTGTGCCGTGCCGCCTCTCTCGGCCCCGAAGTCGCCGAAGCCGTGCTCCCTTGCCTGTTCCTCGCGCAACTCAACGAAAGCGTCGCATTTCTCCCTCATGTAGTCCGTGAAGGCCTTCATGACAATCTGCCTGTTCAGGCCGCCATACACCTGCCCGACCTCGCCGTTAGCCAGCCGGTCGGCCACGATTTGGATGTCTGCCAGGTTCCATGTCATGTCATCCTCCACCAGCATCCGGGCAACCTCTTTTGAAATCATGGCCATCGCTTCCGGCTTCATCGGGCGGGCCACGTTCACCATGTCCTCCACGATGGACAGGTGCGTCAGGATCAAGGCCGCCAGCGTCCGCTCGTCGAAATCCTTGGCGAAACGCTTCACACTCACCTGCCCCGTGCTCCTTACCGATTCCGTGGCCGTGGTGATGCTGCGGTCGGCTGTGGCCACCACAGCAACAGCCGCCAGCGGAAGGCCGTCGCCTGTCCTGTCGTAGAGCCGCTGCGCCACAGGGCAGTGCTGTAACCGTTCTCGCGTCGGTACTGCCACGGCTTGGTTAGAGGCAGTCGAAAGCTGCTTTTCTTCTGGCATGGTCGCTGTTGTTTAATAGTTCGGAATAGATTTGGTTGAACTTCGAGTTCAGCATCATCGGAGTGAAGGCGGACTTGAAATACCAGTCGTTCTTCATTTGGCTCACGGCCTCAAGGAACTGTTTCAAGGCATCTATGCGCAAACGGTCGTCCACAATCATCGGCCCTGCATCATTCTTGGGTGTCGTCTCCAAGATTTTCTCGCTCAGCTTACCCAGCAATGCCTTCATGGGTGCCCAATCGGCCTTTGTGCTGATGTAGGCCGTGTGCTTCTTTGCCTGATACACCTCCTCGAAGGCTCTCATGCCCTTCAGCACCACGTTGTTTTTGCGGTGGTCTTCCTCGGTTTGGTCGAGCGTGTCGCGCAGTTTTCCCGCTTCTCCGATGCTCGCCAGTATTCTGTTCACCAGTTGGAGTTTCTCCTTTTTGGTCAGCAGATAAGCCGCGTTGTATATTTCATCGATTGTCATAAAGCCTCCCGCATTACGCCTTCCTTGATTCGTTTCATCGTTTCCCGTGCGCATTCGGGGCAGGTGTCGCCCCAAATGCGCCGGTCATACTCAAAACCACAAACAGGGCACACCGCCCAGATTTCGTGGTTGAGGTTCTTGTTAGCCATCAGACGGCCTCCTCTTTCTTGGGTTCAACAAAGAAGGTCTCGTCCTGCGTCACCATGATGCCGCACTTGGCCATTTGCTCGGCCATAGGAACGCCGACGGTGTCGTCCGCGCCCTCGTAGTATCTGGTGTCGCGGTCGGCCAGCAGCTTGTCCTTGGCAATCTCCTCCGTCGTGCGGATGAATGAGGGCAGGAACTCACGCACAAGGTTCAAGGCCGATGCCCAAGTGAATCCCTTCAAGGTCTTCAGCTTCGGTGTGCCGGTGCGGAACCCGATGGTGCCGTGGGCCATTTCGAGGCTCTTTTTCTTGGTGAAAAGTTCTGCCTGATTCTCCACTGCGTAGGCTTGCAGCGTGTCGAAGGCTTTCTCCCTCTCCTCGCCGAGGCGCGTCAGTTCGTCGGCGCGTTTCTCGCGGATCTTGGCGCATTGCAGTTCGATGTCCGCGTTGATTTTCTGGATTTGTGCGTCGGCTTTCGCATAGCTGGCGAAAGCGTCGTTGGCCTGTTCAGCCGTGATGCCCTGAATCAGGGTCTTTTTCTGTCTTGTTGCCATTTTGAATGATGTTTAAGTGATTGTTATTGGTTGTCTTGATTGGTGTATCGTATGCAAGCCGGTTGGTTGGCTTTCACTTTTAAGAGGCCGTTGGCGGTGCGCCCGCTTTCATGCGCTTTGCAGTAGTAGGTGCTTTTGTTGTAGTAGTGCCGCACACGGTTGTCGCAGGTTCTGCATGTTTTGCCCTGCATGATACGGCGCACCCGCTCGTCGGTGTAGTCTTCTATGTTGAACAATGTGCCGTCCATTTATCCAAAAATTTCTGCATTGAATACCGCGTCGAGCCTCGCCAATAGAACTTCTCTATTGCATGAATCGCAGCATATACCTTTGGCCACAGGCATTGCATTGTTGCCAAATTCCTCCTTCGTTTCGCCGCATATCACGCACTTGATGAAATGCCCCGGTGTTTTCATTGCTCGCCCTCCTCAATTTCTTTTGCTCGGATGCCGATAGCTAAAGAGGCAAGGCAGACCTCAAGTTGGATTTTAGTTTCCCCAAGCGATTCTTCATCAAGATAGACCTCCGTAACTTCATCATTGCATCGTTGCAAGGCTTGTTCAAGAGTTTTCTCATCTTTTTCGTCATCAACCGATTGGGAGAGTAACAAGGTCGCCATATTGAGACCCTTCTTTGAAATTTCAATCTGTACTTTCATTTTGAACTGTGTTTAATTGATTATTGATTAGTGTTTATTGGTGTGTGTCCGTATTTCGCCGCGCCTTCTGGCCAAACGGTGTATGGCTCGTTGCCTCCGTAACGGCTCTGCGGATAGGCCCTGTAACCCTCCACATACACCTTCACGAAAGCGTCGAACTTCACCGCGTCGGCCACCGCGCCCTTGGGATTGTGCCCCTCGGCATGGCTTATCCAGATGAAGAGCTTGTTGCGGAACTCGTCGCGGAACTTCTTGTATCCCGGATAGGTGAGGCCGGTGTATTGGAGCGAGTCGATGATGACCACCTTGGGGCTGCGCTGCTTGCGCAGACGCTCCTTCAGCTCGTCGATGCCCTCGCCGTCAAGGAGGATGAAGTTCCGCTTCACATCAGCGAAGCCCACCTCCTCGATGGCGTGTTGCATCGATAGGCTCATGCCTTCCTCAAGGCTGTCGTAGGCCACCCGCACGTGCTTGGCCAGTGCCTTGGCCAGCTGCAAGGCGAAACGCGTCTTACCGTTTGCCGACCCTCCCCACACGATCCAACTGCCGGTGAGTTCCACTTCGCCAAGGGCCAAGTCAAGGCCACCGTCGAGCAGGTAGGTCTTCGTCTTGTAGTTCCGAATGTCGGTTATGGTAAGGGCGCGTTTCATCAGTTCAAGGAAAAGTTGTGTTTTATTATGGGTAAATCTGTCCTTGCCCTTGCAGCCGTCTGCTTGCGGCAGAATTCATTGTAAATGCGGGTCAGCTCGCCTTCAGTTATCTCGTTGAATTTGTCACGGCTTGCGGCACGGCAGGCCATGCTCTTGGCATAGTCCACCGTATATTTCACGCCGTTCAGCTCGCCGTAGGCGCAAATGGCCTTGATGACTCCCTTGCGCTTCTTATCCATGCGGTCGGAGGTGCTGCGGCTTGCGGGTTTCTCCTGCGCCTTGCGGGTGTATTGCTCCAGCCTGCGGATGAGGTTCATGCACTCGATGAAGGTCAGTTCGCTGGTGTGGGTGGTGCGCCCGTTGGTCTCGTCGCTCACCAGGTCGGCCACGCTGTCCTTCAGGCCGAGCTCGTTGAGGAGCCAATACAGCCTGCGGTTCTGGTTGAGGGTGCGCTTGTCGTCGGCCTGCCGTTTCGTCGGGGTGGTTCTCATTTCGCGGCCCCCTTTCCCTTCAGTATCGCGTGGATCTTGCGACGCACACGGCGCAGGTCACTCTCCGAGTCGTTGATCACGATGTCGATGTCCATTGGGTCGGTCACGCCGTTGGCCTCGCACACCGCCGTAATATCGGCTGCGCTCACGCCCTTCAGGGCGACGCACTTCCTACCGACGCGGCTCCAGATCTCGTTGTAGCCTTTCCTGTTGGCCTTCACTCCCTTTCGGATGCGGAGCTCAAGGTGGCTCGTGGCCACCATGAGCAGACCGCATTCGCCCTCAAGGGCATTATAAAGAGATATGAAGAAATAGAGTACCTTGTCGCTCAGTTTGTCGGCCTCGTCGAGGATGAGCAGCGGGGCTTCCTGCATTTTCAGGTAGCGCACCGCCTCAAGCATCAGCTCGTTCACGCTCAATCCGGCTGCGTCGCGGCCCATCGTCTGCATCAGCTCGTTCAGGAAGGCCTTACGGTTCCAGTATTCGTTGCAGCACAGCAAATAAACCTGTTTGTGGGCGTTTGTGTATTGCTTTAGGGCAAAGGTCTTGCCGCTGCCCGCGTCGCCCGTCACGGCCATGACAAGGGCGTTTTCCTGCACATCTCCGAGGATGCGCGTCAGGGTGGTGAAGTCGCGGGTGGCCACGGCGTTCCATTTCTCCTCCTTCCAGCCGATCTGCGCCGCCACATTGCGCCACATGTCGTCCTTGATGAGTTCCCATTTGCCGTTCAGCATCTGGCTCAGGGTGGCCGCGCTCACATTCTTCAACGAGTTGGCCGCCTTCGCCTGGCTTTCGTAACGCTCGCAGTAGTTGCGCAGCGCGTTCACGATTTGTTGTTTCTTGATGTCTTCCATATCTCTTGTATTTTGAATTGATTAGTACATGTCGTAGAAATTGTCGCCGGTCTCCACGGCCTCCACCAGTTCGGCGTTGGCAGCCGCCAGCCTTGCCTTGGCCTTGGGCAGCTTGTGCTGGCCTCGGCTGTCGGTGATGAGCAGCTTGCTCAGGGTGGTCTGCTCCAGCAGCTCGCGGGCGCGGTCTTCCATCGGGGCAAGCTCGTCCATCAGTTCCTGCTCCTTGCGGCGGTTGAAGTCCATCACGCGCTGAAGCTCCCGTGCGTCGCCTTCCTTGCGGTCGGCCAAGGCCATCGGCTGTATGTATTTCTCCTCAAGGGTGAACTGAAGGCTCTCGTCCTCGTTGACGGCCACGGCATAGTGCGGGTCTTCGGGGTCGTAGCGCAGCTGCCAGCGCGTCGACGGGTACTTGCGGAAATGGGTGTCGAAGCAGTCGTAGTCCATCTTGCGGGTGCCGATGGTGCAGCGGATGCCGCAGCCTTGCAGCAGGTAGCGGCGTTCGCCGGTGCTCTCCCCGAAGGCCATCAGGTATTGTCCCGTCTTCAGCTCTATCAGGCCCTCGGCCTCAAACTGGGCCACATACGCGGTCTCCAGTTCGGCACGCTCCGCCTGTATGAAGCTGACGATCTGTCTCACGCAGCCCTCGAAGTCGGGGAACTGGTGCTTGTATCTGGTGATGTATTCCGTGTTGGGTTGCAGCTCCTTGCGGCTGGTGATGCCGAAGCCGCTCCAGTTGGTCTGCATCTGGCAATATTTCTTATTGAAGTAGTTGAACCACGCCTCGATGGGCTTGGCCTTCGCATTCTTCACGCGGGCCGGTGTCACCTTGTCGGCCACGGCCTGATAGGTGGGCGTGAGGTTCTTCATGGCGAAGTGGTCGCTCTGGAGCTGGCCGACGCGGTACATGCGTCCGAACAACCGCTGCGTCTCGCGCTCAGCGTCGCGCAGGGCCTCGCGGATGAGGGCGGGGCTTTCGTTCTTTCCGACGGCGAAGCCTATCGGGTAACGGCAGCAGCCGTCAAGCACCACCACCATCGTCAGGCGGTTGTGGTAGGTCGTGGCACCTTTGTCCGGCTTGTGCTGGTAGAGCAGTTCCACATCCCAACCGTCCATCGTCCAGAAGAGCAGCGGGCGGGTGGGTGCGCTGCGCCTCACCTGCATCTCGCGTCCGGCACGGTATTTCTCCGCTCCGTGGCGGCGGGCAAAGATGAGGTCGTCGCACTTGTCGCGCCACACCGCCACCGCCGAAGCCGTGATTTTCTTCCAGTCCATCTGTTGTGCCACCATGTTATAGAGGCGGGCAACCTGCTCGTTGTCGAGGTTGCGCGGGTCGCTCATGAAGGTGACGAGCATCGCCTTCTGGTTCTCGTCGGCCACCTTCGCCGCATTCTTCGAGCCGTTCTGGTAGGCTTTGTGGACGAGGCTGCCGTAGCCCTCGGCCAGATAACGCTGGTATTTGCGCTCCAGGCTGCGGGCGTTGGCGGGCAGCGTGTGGGGCCACTTCGTCAGGTCGAGTTCCTGCACCGTCTGGCTGATCTCGTCCCAGAAGCGCGTGGCACGGTTGCCCAGGGCCTTGCGTTTCGAGTTGCGGCCTTCAATCAGTCGCTTCACGCCGTCGAGCACGATGGCGTTGGTGTAGTATTCCCTCCGTTTGTCGGCGGGCAGGTGACGGTCGTCGTCAATCATGTAGTCCTCGAAAAAGGTGGTGGCCGTGGCCGAGTGCTCAATCAGGCCCTCCAGCACATTCTGCCTGGCTTGCTTGCGAGGGTCGCCCACGCGCTCCACGATGGCCTTCTTATAGCGGTCGGGCATCGAGTCGTAGGCCACCAGCGCAGGAGTGTTGCGGCAGGCTGGACGGATAACCTGGATGTCGTGACTTCTATAGGCAAGATGCTTATAGTCGTAATCCTTCATGATGCCTTCCCTAATCATCCATCCAACTTCTACTGCCAGTATGTTGTTGAAGTATTCCATCTTTTCGCTACCTTTGCGGCCTGTTTAATCGGTGTTACTATGAACAATGTTCAATACAAGTCATTTATTGATGTGATTGTCGATGGCGATGACCACGATGATTGCCTGACCATTTCCCGGCTCGTTACCAAACTGTGCGATGCCTGGTCGTTTAATAATGTCAGATATGACGAGCGTAAAGCAACCAGGGCCAAACCCGTCACAAGACGGGAAATCATGATATACCAGAAAGGCTCTTCACACCAGGTCATCATATTTCGGGAATCGTTGAATTGCATCTTGAGTTATCAGTTATTTTTGGGCAAAGCCACCATGTCGTGCTCTATGGAACCAATTCAGGACGCTTCACACGCATAATCTCCTTGTATAGGGCTTCTGATTTCTTCGGAAGATCCTCCGCAAGAATGTCCGTCACGTCGTAGTCAATCTTTCCGGCTTCGACCATGGCCTTGCATTGTTCGCACATCCCGATCATTTCTTGGATGCCTTCGAGCAGTTTGTCTTTTAGTGCTTTCATATCTCTTATTATTAGTTGGTTAGTTTTGCGCGCGGGCGGGGACTCGAACCCCGCTAATGCAAGAGTTTTACGGGCTGCCTATCCGTTTATCAGCCTATCCGCGCTGCCACTTGGGACTCTTTCATCCCAAGCCCAATCGGTTTATTTTTCCTCTGTGATGCACGGCACCGCCTCTGCATGTGACAGTTCCCACTGCTCCTTTCTCCACTCGCGGTACTTTTGATGGAATTCGTCCATCTGTCGATTCAACTTCGCAAGGTCTCGCCTCGCTTGGTCGGCTACGGTTTGCTTTTTCATGTCAGCCTCCAGTTGTATGCGCTTGCACGCAATTTCAGCCTCATTTTGGATTCTCTTCTTTTCGCAGGTAAAGTCCTGCATCTTCTCGTTGAAATTGAAGTTTGCCATTTCTTTGTTGTTTTTAATGGTTATTAAATAGGTTATTAAAGGTCATTCCAGGTCCACCTCGCCCTCGTCCACGATTGCGCTCTTCCATAAAGCCACGGCCATCACTGCGCAGATGACCGCCGTCCCGATGTGCCACCAAGCGCCCTTGGCGATTGCGCCGTAGATGCACAGTGCGGCCAGCGCCGCGAATGCGCAGGCCTCGATTCTGTCGATAGTGTAAGTCAGGTTGTGTCTCATTTTCTTTCCTCCTTATTTATTTAGTGTTTAGATTTCGATCTCGATTGCGCCGTAGTTGCGGATGGCCATCGTGCGGATCTTCCTTGCCGTGTCCGTGTCGATCTTTCCACGGATGGCATCGCTCACCGTGTGCTCGCTCACTCCGAGCAGTCTCGCTATCGCTTTGCCGGTGCCTTTTTTCGTGTGAAGTTGCTTTGTCATTTCTTTTTGCTATTTTTGTCGCGTGCTTCAATGATTGAAACACGCTGCAATATTACAAAAGATTTCGCCACAATGGACAAAAAAGAACAAAAAATTTCGCCAATAAAACAAAGAATTTTGTATTTTGCTGATACTTTGGGTATTAGCAAGAGAGAATTTTATACAAAAATCGGTGTTTCGAGGGGTACTTTAGAGTCAAACACGGGTATAACCGAGGATATTTTGGCGAAATTTATCGCCATTTTTCCCGAAATTGACCTGTATTGGCTGATTCTTGGTGAAGGTTCCATGTACCGAACACCTGGCGTGATGAACGAGGCTCCTCCGCCGGATCGCGACGAGGTTGTCCGTCTGTTGCGCGAAAAAGTGGCCGACCAGCAGAAGATTATCGACCTTCTGGAAGAAAAGGTCGAGGCATTGCTTGCAGGGGGGAGCGATGGAGCCGAAATCGCATCCGCAGCGGGCTAAATTGGCCATTGAAACTGACCTTTGTCAGGGGAGGGCGGTGTTTTTAGGCGGTTTTTGAGCCAAAAATCTATATTAAAGCACTAAATTTCAACAATTTATGTATTATTTCCAACTTGCGGAAAAACATTAATATAGGGGTCAACTCGCATTGTTTTG